TTTCGAATCGTATTCGGCGATTTTGGCGATCAGCTCATTCCATTTCGCTGTCCCTTTCAATGAAACGTCCATCGCTTCGAGAGCTGCTTCCGCCTCCTTCTTCTGTCCTTCCCAATAGGATTTGTTGCGATTGGTTTCTTTTCTGTCTGACCGTAGGGATGATATTTCATTTTGTTTGGTTGCGATTTGAGATAGATTCGACTGTTTAAGCGACTGATAATAATCTTCGCTCTCACCATACAGAGGAAGCAAATACGGGGCTTCTTTTTGCTTATTGCGTGCATTCTCAATTAAACGGTCGATTTCTGCGTTTTGGGCTTTCAGCTCGTCGATATTGCCCTGCAATGTGGCAATCTTGACCTCCGCAGGGGCAGCGTCCCACTCGGCGGCTTTTTGTGTTTCTTTTAGTTCATAGAGCTGTTTGCGGTACTCGTCCAACTCAGCCTCTGCATTTTTATAAGAAAGACTAAGTCCGGCCATTGCTGTCCTATCACCGAATTTCATAGCATCTGCTATCGCTTGATCTAACCTTTTGACCTTTTCGAGGGCGGCATCATACTGCTCTTGCAGATTGTTCTCCTTGCGTGTGTCGTTGATGTCGTTGAGCTCCTTTGTAAGATCGATAAGCGACAGGAGCTTGATTTCCTCCTCGCTGTACCGCTGCAACAGTTCGGGGTAGAGACGTATCAGCTCCTCGTAGGCTTTGCGCTTGGTGTAGGCCGTGCTGACCTCGTCCTGCATGGTCGCATGCAGCTGCTCGGCCTTATTCTTCTGTTCATCGAGCTTCTGATTGTAGGCGTCGATGGCGGCGTTTACCTTTTCGTAGGCTATCTCCTCTGCGGATTTCGCCGTGATAATCTTGTAGAGTGTGACGGCAAACGCGGAGGCGGCCGCAGCGATCAACACATAGGGATTCTTCATCAAAGCCGCATTCAGTGCCTGCGTCTTCTTGGTCAGCGTTCCCATTACGGTTTGGAGGGTGGAGAGACCGAAAGCGTGGGCGAGCGTTACCGTCCTGTGTACCCTTTCCGTTGCCGTCAGGACAACCAGAGCCGCCTTATATGTACCATAGGCGACGACAAGCTGGGCGACAATGTCCAGCACCTGATTATAGTTCTCGACGAGTGAAATCGTGCCTTTGAGTGCACCTGCAATGATGCCTTCTTGCGACTTGCCGAGGTCGTTGAACATCATGTCGAGAGCATCGCCGAGATTGGAGATGAGGCCCGTAATGGTTTTGGATTGCTCCTGCATGAGGTTGTGGAACTTCCCGCCCTCGTTCGTCATGCTTTCAATAGCCTTCTGCACCTCTGGAAAGCCTATTTTGCCTTCCGTGACCATCTGTGAGATTTCTGCGCGGGTCTTGCCGAGTTGCGTTGCCAACTCTCCCGCGAGGTCGATGCCTCGGCTTTGGAACTGCATTACGTCACGCGTGTATAAACGCCCCTGTACGGCCGTCGTGCCGTACAACCACGTGAGGTCTTGCAGGTTCAGTCCCAGACCGGCCGCAACATTACCGAGCCGAGTCAGTGTGTTGGTAATATCCTCTGCTGCGAATCCATATGCGAGAAGCTGGCGGGCGCCGCTGGCCACGCCTTGCAGGTCAAACGGCGTTTTGGCGGCCAGTTCGACCATTTGTGACATCAATGCATCAGCCTTTTCTTTACTTTGGAGCAGAGTTGCGAAGGCCACTTCGAGCTGTTGAAACTCGCCACGAGTTTGCGCGATTTGTTTCACCAGCCCCGCAAGCGACACTCCGACGCCGATTTGTCCGAGGGTGGTAGCCAGGCGACGCATTGCAATATCCATACGGTCGGCGTCCGTCACGACACTGGACGTTACGGTTTTGGCCGTTTTCTGAAGTTCACGGAACTTGCGAATTGCTTCATCGTTATCTATGACTACGGTAAGGTTTATACTCATAATACGATGACGGTTTTATCTTTATTGATTTCTACCTTTGATCCGCTGATGTTCACGACTTTTATTACGGCATAATTCGAAGCGTTGATTGTGGCCGAGGCTCCATGCATAAGAATGACAGTGTGGACGAAATCTACTCCCGAGGCTTCTATTTCAGCCGACGTATTGCCGACTAAGCAAATGTATTTTCGCTTGTCGAGCCTTATGCATCCGCAATCCACATACATGTTGCAATCACTCACTTCGTTTTTGTGAGCTTGAAATATTCCCAGCGGAGGGAAATTGTTTTTATGGCAAAATTCAAGTCCTTGTGGCGTAAAAAACAGAGAGGTCAGGGAGTGAAAATTTTTCACTTTGTCCAGTCGTTCGCAGGCGCCGAGTGCGGACGCGGATTTTAGGATGTTGTCAAGCATATAAATTATTTCGTTTGTTATCGTTTGCCTCCTGCCATCAGAAGAAGTGTGTTCATTGCATTAGGATCGTTCATGTCAATTATATCGGGAACTTTTGATTGTTCATTGTTGGGAATATTAGTTGTTGATTTACTTTTACAATCCGTTTTTAGAGCGTCGGAAATCATAAGCTGTACGTTAGCCCATGAAATCCCCCAAAGAATATATTCAAGAGTCCAATGATAGCGGTTTATAAGATTATCTATTTGTCCCCAGATACTGCGCCCTCCGTAGTGGCTATCCGCTCCGCTGTTGTCGTTGGGGAAATCATTACCCGCAGCGTTCTTACCAAGCGAATAGCGTTCATAAAATCCGCGTAGTAGGATTGAAATACGATGGTGGACAAAATGTTTGTAAGAGCTGTTGTATCCATTGTAGGGGACCAGTATATAAGTTTTGTCCGCTCTTTTAGCATATCTTCGATTTCTTGTTGCGTCCGAAGTGTGGCGATAGCGATTATTTCGGCCACCTCTTTTGATTTTTCGGAGCATATGGTCCACATACGTTTAACAGCACCCTCCATCTGTTCGTCGTCGAAAATCAGATCAAGGTCTATTAGTCGGCGACTTATCATCGCGAGTCGTCCGAGTTGGAGGGGGTATAGGTAAAGGGTTATTTGTTCTTTGTCATTGCCTTCAATCTCGAACGATTCAATTTTTTCAGTCAGTGTGTCAAGTGCACGTTGTTCTGTAAGGCGGCCGACTTCTTCTTTTTTCATATTATAAACTATTGTTTTTGCTCCCGCCCCGTCCTCGAGACGTGATGCAAGTCGTCAGCTTTCCAGCGGGATAGAGAATTTACAAAACGCTCTTGGTATATTCCGGAGTTGTAATCGGCCACCAGGAATAACCACCTTGTTCCGGAGCTAAAACTTTCGCAGATACTTGAATTTGGAGCGGGTCGGTTTTATTGATTCCACCACCCAATGTCGCTACATATTTTAACCTTGCAAAAGCGATGGAGCCTCCACTTTTGGAATCGAATACGAATGCTTTTACTCCTTCGTAAATCTCGCCTTTTGCAGGTTCTGTAGTTCCGAAGTAAAATTCCATCGTGTCGTCGTCAAAATCTACGACATTCCAAGTAACTTCTTTTGTGCCTGTCGTTTCGTCGATTGCAGAGTAAAATGGGTCTGCTTCTCCTTCCCGATAAAAATCATTACTGGAAGGTATCGCGAAATTGGTGGAAACACCACCATTATAAGGCTGACTGATTTTGGTGAAAGCCTTCATTAAGTCGGCAGCCTCAGCGTCTTTTACTCCTTTCGGGAGAGGATTACCTGCATGAACGGCTTTCAGTCCGATTATTTGTCCCATGTTTAATATTTTTTAAGTTTTACTTTGAGGTTTGAAAATGTGTAGGAGATCCCCTCCTCACTAATAAGAGTTTCATCGCTCACATCAAAGAACCAGCGTTCGTTGATAGGGTAGTATCCTAGTGAATCGAAAGCGAGACGAGTTAGTTCGTTCAGACGGTTGCGATCGGGGTAGCGTTGCTCTTCACGACCGATTGTCGGTGTTGTGTCCGGTACATAAATGTTTACATTTACGGTTGCCACCTGCGAATCTCCGACGACATTTGACAATGAGCCTACGACGATAAATTCTCCCGAAGGATTATTCGGGTAGTGGTCCGCATACATCATCGGCACGGTCTTCCCTAACAGCGAATCCCGGATGCGATCCCAGACGAGTTTGAATATTTCCGTAGAGGTCAGGTTCATCGCTTTTTCGATTTTAAGAATCGAGCGAACTCCGCTTTGAGTTTTTCAGCAGTAGATTCCACCCAGTTTCCCGACCCTTCGAGAACGTCGAAACCTTTAGCCTCGACATATTTCGCGTATTCCATACCGGCTACCCATACGAGATATGTTTTGTTAGCGGGAAGTTCACGGGCGACAGACCGGGCATGTTCAAGCCCTTTGGCATGAGCTTCATCGGCACCTTTGTTCCCTTTAGGATTGCCGTCCGGTCTGACACGGCGGTTATACTTGAAAGATTCAGCAATGATTCTTCCGTATTGTACCACAACATACCCGATGGAGTTGCGTAGGTTACCCGTGTGATCGGTATAACTACCGTGTTCGCGGGCGTACTTCACCACTCTTTCCCCCAACGCCGACAACCATTCTACAGCTTTTCGGTCGTACTCTTCTTTTGCTCGCGCAAATTCAAGTTCCACCTCACGCCAGTTGGTACACTTTACAGCCATAATCTCGTGTTTTCGTAACGTTGTCCGCTTTTGTAGAATCCCTGTACCGGATACGACGCCGTGTCCTTGTCTTTCGGTTTGGCCTCAGTGCGGAGCGAACGGTCGAAGATGTTGAATCCTCGGCTGTCGAATATGCGTACTTTCGTCCCGATAGGAATTGGCTGTGTATCTGCAGGCATCGTAACCTCGAAAGAGTAGAGGAAGGCATCCCCGTTTTGCCCTTTGATTTGCTGTGCTCGTCCATTCTGACGGGCATTGCATCGTCCGATGACACGCCATTCATGCGCACCTTCGATCCACGAACCATCAGGATTTTGCGAGGCGTCCTCCTCGTACCACATTTCGAGCGTATAGGGGAATCTTACCATTGGTCGGAAATGTCGGTAATTTTCGATCGAGTATCGAACTCTTCGGCAATATCGTCCAGCCCGTTTTCCTTTGCGATATGGAAAATGCGCTTTTCCAGTTTGTCCGTGTACGACAATGAATAGCCCCCGTTGCTCTCACTCGCAAGAACAATGAGATTTCGCAGAATGGCGATTGTGGCTTTTGCCACGCTAATTTTATCGGTTACCGTATAGTCTGCTTGAGTGTCTATTCCCTCGTCAATGCAGGCCTTTTCTTTGAGGAAAGGATCCACATCGTAAGGATACAGACTTGCCGATATTGCCTCGAAAGCAATAATATACAATTCGATACATACAATATAAATACTTGAATTACATTTAATTATGTAAATATTTTTCGAATATTATTTATTATTGCACATTCAATTTGCATACAAACTCCAAATATAATGACTTTTTTAGGGTGATATGGCGTTTGTAAAGGGACCTGAAAAAAGGCGGTGTTTTCCGCCTCCTTTCATTCATATCCCTACCTCCACCGACGACGCTCATACCGTTTGCAATATGCGGCACTTTTCAGCGTCATTCGGCGGAGATGTTCACATAATTCCGCCGCTGTCATATCGAACGTCTGTACGCCCTCGGTTGTAATATCATCACGTCGTCCGCCTCTCCGTTTTTGTTTTGGCCTGTCTTTGTCCATATCCCCCCGTTTTTGTATCTTTGACTTGTCGAGAATCAAAGAATCGGGGGAGTAGCTTGCGGGAGGCTTCCCCGCTATTTTCAACCATTTTTCACCCTTTTATCAGGTTGCATTCCAGCCCATTTAAGAGCACATTCTCGTAACTGTTCATCTGTGAGCTTGGGAAATAAATCCGGCTTGTCTGTTATCGCTTTGTGTTGTGGGCGTCCGTCGTAATCGGGCAATTTTGCCGCCCATTCCATTGCCGCGCGTTTCGCTTCTTCCTCTGTGATATTATTCGACATATTCAAGTGCTTCAAGATTGACATCGGACACTTTTCCGTCCTCTGTCAGATATAACAAATTTCGATACCCGCCGCCCTCTGCGCCGATTCCCGTATGGATATATTTGCAGTCGGAGGCGAACGTATTGAGGTTATCGATAGCCTGCTTTACCGCCTCGCAAAGAGCCAACGCCCGCCCGCGTTTTTCTGTTACGGCGATAGTGTATTCATTCTCTTTTTCTTTGATCCACACATCTGACAGGACCACACCGTGTCCGTTGATTGCAAACGCATTCAGTTCGAGCGGATTTGTCGTGCCAGCCCCGACCGCACGCTGAACGATTTTTGCAGAATCTTCGATAACCCCCAATAAATGCACATTCGCCTCCTTGATTGCCTTACTACGCATATACGGTATCCGTATTCTTTTGCTATCCTCTCGTGCAAGCCTGTCGGCGGCGCTTTTCGTTTCCGCGCTTTGATTATCGGCAAGGTCTTTAATCACATTGTCGGAAATCTCTAATCCGGCAGTCCGGAGCTGTTCGACTGCATTCGATAGTGTAGGTAGCGCCCGTTCGTGCTTGGATATTAAATCCCTTAATCCTTGTTTTTTGATTGATTCCATATCTTTTAAGTGTTTAATATTCGCTTTCAAGTTTCGACAAATATTCTTTGGCTTCTTGCGGCGTAAGCGTGCGAGGCGGTAGAAGGTTTTCCCCGTTCGCGCCCGTTATTTCCTGTCGCTCTACATACCCTCGTTTCTTGCCTCGTGTTTTGAGGGTGAAGATGATCGCCGTTTCGGAGGGCTTTTCGATCCAGCCTGCAAACCGTTTTTCTCCGTTCTCGTCTATTTCGATTTTCGGCACGCCTTGGATCAGCGTAAATAAACGGCTTTCGGACAAATCGACGAGTTTTTCCCTGGCTTCATTAAACACGGACGCAAATTCGGGATCGCTTTTAAGCCATCCGTAGAGCGTAGATCGCCGAATGTTTAACGCAGTGGCGATGTCGCCTGCGATACCTGCTTTTGCTTCGCATATTTCACGAAAAGTATCGATCGCGGGCTTTTTGCCTCGAAGGTTATTTTTTTTAGTGTCCATTTTGTATAGTTTTATAGATTATCAAGTTTCTTATATCAATCACGGTATCTGCCCACATCGAATCCGTTTGCCTCGTTATGGGCGATTTTTACGAATTATCTCCATACTTGGTAAACTCATCCCGCAAAGGCAGGTAAAATATCTGTTTTTTCATGGATGGTTTATGAAAATTTCGATTTTCTTTGCGTTTTGGTATAGTTGTTCCACCCGACAATAAAAAGCCGTCAAATCGGCTGTTTTCAGAACGGGCCGTTTTGTTCGTCGGTCGGGGTTGAGGGTGTCGTATCGTAGTCCGTTATCCGGGTCAGGCTTTCATCGTGGCGAAACAGAATACTTCCCGTAGCGCCTTCCCTGTTTTTGAGGACATAAAACACGCCTATCCCTTTGGTCGAAATATCTCCGAGTTCGGGATCTTTTATCGTTTCCTCTTTCCGTATGGCCGGACGGTCGATAAAAATCACCATATCGGCATCCTGTTCGATCGCTCCCGATTCCCGGAGGTGTGACAGTTGTGGTTTGGCGTCTTTTTCAGCCTCGCGGGAAAGCTGGGACAACAAAATGACCGGCACGTCGAGTTCCTTTGCCAGCACCTTGGCCGCCCGGCTCATCTCGGCTACTTCCCGCTCGCGGTTGTTGCGTTTGTCGGAATCGGGGGCCGTCAGCTGCAAATAGTCGATAACGACCATACTGCACCGCCCCTGCCGTTGCAGCGCCCGGCACTGCGCCCGGATAGCGAGCATCGAAATAGAGGGGGTATCGATTATCGTCACGGGCAATCCACTCAACCGGGCCGCCCCCGGTTCTATGCGCTGCCAATCCTCGGTACTTACCGCACCCGACCGGAACGCCCTCGCATCTACCCCCGAAGCCCCCACCAGCATACGGCCGCCGAGCTGCGTCGCGGGCATCTCCAGCGAAAAGATACACACCGGAACACCGGCCCCGGCTGCGGCTTGTGCGAAATGAAGCGCAACAGCCGTTTTACCCATCGCTGGACGTGCGGCAAGGATAACCAGCTGACCGCCCCGCCAACCGCCCGTAATACGGTCCATACAGGGCAAACCGGTAGATATTCCTACGCATTCGCCCCGCTGGTGGGCCTGCTGGCGACGTTCCAGGTCGGTCAGCGTATCCTGCATCACATCGCCGATACTTCGGGCCGAAGCGATCCGGGCGACATCGCCGGTAATCCGTTCAATACCCGACATCGCCCAATCCAACGCATTAGGGTCGGTCTGGGCTTTGGCTTTAAGTTCCGCCCCAAAGAAGAACAACCGGCGCCGCATATCAAACTCTACCAATCTCCGGACGTGGTTCAGTATCTCGACACCCGATCCGACGGCCGCCGTAAGGTCGGCAAGATACTCCGGGGAAATACCCGCCTTTCTCACTTCCGGCATAACTATGGGCAGGTCTATGTTCATTCCCCGGTCATCGAGTTTGCAAATAACATCGTAGATCGCCGCATTTTGGGGGTCATAGAATGCCGTTGAGGTGAGAATACCCCGCACATCGGCGACGTATTGCGGTTCAAGCAGCAGCGCACCCAATACGGCCCGTTCGAGTTCGGGCGATTCCGGGATCCTCAAGTCAGCCCCAAGTGAGGCGTTATCGTAGCAGTTCGAGCTGTAATTTGTTTTCATTTTGCTGTGTGGGTTTAGGGTTATTAAATTCGGGTTTGCGGCGCATCCAAATTCGGGCGGCAGCTTGCCAATCTTTCATCTGGGATTTACCGGACACTTTCCAACCGTTAGCCGTGAAATGATCGTAAAAACATTCCGCATCGTTCTTTGTCCCTTCGATCGTCGAAAAATAGTTTGTAACTTCTTCGAGCGGGGGAGCAACAAACGCCGTGCGTTTGCTTGCGACTTTGTGCGGCTTGTCCGCACTTTCTTTACTCTCGTTAGAGAGTTTCTTATCTATATTCTCTTCTATTCTGTTCTTATCTATTCTATTCTTATTGCTATAAGGGTCCCTATTAGGGGAGTTAATAGGGACCCTATTTTCAACCCTATTTCCCCACCGTTTCTCTGCACCTCTTTTGCCGCTTTCTATGGCGATATTATGTCCCTCATCCATTGGTTGCATACGACGTTTCAACCCATTGGAAAAGAATATTTTATCCTCGATAATAACAAACAGTCCAAAATCGAATACAACGCGGCGCATTTTTTCGGGGTCTGTGCGATACTTATAGGCCGCTAAAGGAATATTCGCCAGAGGATAGGTATAGTCGGGCTGTGCTCTTAAAACTTCCAGCAAGGCCCAAAATATACCGTAACCTTCCATCCCCATCTCGAATATTAACCGCTCACATTTGGGATCATCTTTGGCGGTATATTCGTGCGGGAAATAGTTGCGGTTGCTATTGCTTTTCTTTGACATTATTGCACCCCTCCTTTCCGAATAAAATACCGTTTGAACCGGCCCCCGTGCACGCCCTCGCACCATTCATCGGCAATCGGTACGCCCTTATGTCGCAAATCGCGGATCGCACTGCGAGGATCGGACATCCTCAACGCCGCCGAAATATCTGCCACAGAACGAGGGATACCGTCGGAAAGAAGATTTAATACCCGCTGCTGGTGATACCCCCACGTAATTTGCCTGTCTTCACGCCGGTTGATGGCCGGCACCCCTGCACACTCGCTGCGAGTTGCAAGGTTTTTCCCCGCCTCCGTCATATCCTCAACCTTGATTTTTGGCACTTTTTGCGAGGTCTGACGCACTTTCGGATCGTGTCTTGATATGAGATGCCGTTTGCCGCTCTATCCACGCTAAAAGGGCCTTTTTCGAGAAAACAAGCCGGGACCCTATTTTACTGCACGGGATTTTCCCTTGCAGTTTTTTGGTGTATATGGTTTGAACTGTGATTTTACAGCCGTTGTCGTTCAAGAACGCGGCCGCCTCTTCAATGGTGAGATAGTCGTTTTCGATGTTTTCCGGTGCCGTAGGTTTCTTGGTGTAGGCTTCAAAGGCTTTTGACACGGCCGCCTCGATAGTTGTCTGCAACTGTTCGGGCGTTGTTACGATAATTTCTGTCATATCGTGTTCTTTTAGTTATCGATGCAATATTACATCACACTGCAAACGTCGCGGGGTTCGGCACATTTTGCAAGCGTTTTTATTGTTTTTTTTGTTATTTTTTCAACATTTTATCGATATTCTCAATAAAATCGGATTATCGCCACCTTGCCCTATCCTTGACGTATTTTTTGCACTTTCTTACTTCGGATGATTTCGAGAATCACCCGATCGCCGTCAAGAACCAGCATCCCGTGCCGACGGGGATCACCGCCTTTGGTGCGGTGTTCGGCCTCGCATTCGGTGCGGATCCGGACGCAACGGAAACCTGCGGCCTCGAAAGCCGATCCGATCAGCGTTATATCTGCTCTTTTATTCACACACATCTTATTCATAATCTTTGTATTTTATTTGTTTATTTCACGTTCTAAATTAACTGACGGATCGAATATCAAAAATTCGCCGTCTTTGGTCCATTCGCGGATCGTATAGCACCCGCTCGGCAGGTAGGCCGCCCGGTGGACGGCCTCGGCCTCGGTGGGGAATAACCCCAGCCGATAGCCGTCAAAAGAGAGTTCGTAAATCATTGTGCACCTCCTTTCCCCTCATTCAACACTTCGTCAATCATATCCCGCAGACGGGCAAGGTCATCGTTGTCCATAGTGGAAAAATCATTGCCGCCCAAAGCGAGATTCCACGTTTCGGTGTCACCGTCCAGACGGTAATCGTTCGTTTTCATCAGTGTTATATCTGTCATCGTCGTAGTTGTTATTCGGTTGTTGTATTCTGTTCGATTACACGCCCCATAAGGGCGTGAAGGGCTTTTAACTCCTCGAAAGTAAGGGGATCGCCTTGCAGTACATCATATTTTCCCCAACCGAGATAATAAGTAATTTCGGGCGCTTGCCCCGCCGCCCTGTGAACCTCGTCGCGGTAAACCTGGATATTAGCAAGGTTACCAACGGTTTTATTCTTCATCATGATCGTTAGCTGTTTAATGGTTACAATTTTGGTCCAAGTCGGACATTAGAGAATAATGCAGGAAAAACTTCTCCAGCGTGGAGATTATCACATCGAGTGAGCGGTTCACCTCGCAGTATGGATCACCGCGTTTCGGGATGGATTCTGTAGGTGCCTTGTTAAATGCCGCGTACAATGTGTACGCCGCATCTAATACAGACAGCCATTTACGGGTGTTGGCGCTAATCGGGAGAGTTTGAATATCGCCCATTTTGGGGCGATGGATTCCGTCAGATACGACGGAGACGGCGGGCACGGGCGTGCCCTGGTTTTGAGTGTATGACATTAGATTTAGGATAAATAAAAAAGCCGTCATTAGGTGTCCTACGCTCTAATGCAAGCGCTGGGGCGTTTCCGCTGCCCACACCATAGACGGCAAACTGTGTGTATAAATAACTCATAGCATTAGAATTTAGGATAGTGCAAATATAGCCCTTTTTCTTGAAACCGCAAGGGCTGGGGCGGGTTTTAATATACCGTTACGAAATTCTCTACCTTGAACGAGCGCCAGCCGTCGGCCTCAACGTCGTAATAACGAATCGTTAGAGCGTCATTTGGTCGGCCGGTGCCCTTGATCGTGTGATCGTGGCCGCCACTTCGTGCAACGTACCCGCCGCCCTGCGTAATGTCCCGTCGGCTTTCTCATAGGCGAACCGAACGACACCCGCCCGCATACGCTGCGTCAGGCGGTAAAGGCTCCAAGCCTTGACAAGGCAGATATTGAAGGTCTTGCCCGTTGTCCGGGCAATTGTCCACGCCCGGCGCATAATCATTTGTAAATCGTTTCTTTTCATTGTTTGTATTAAATTGTTTATTTAACTTGTTTTTCGAGTTTGCGGGGCGGTGGTTGAGTCTGCCCCGGTTCCCCTCGTTAGTTTAACAGCACTTGCAAAGCCTCTGCGATTTCCGGGTATTCGTTCCCTTGTTCATCCCATACGGCCGCTACCGTCGTGCGCTCTTTCTCTATTGCCCAGCTCGGAGCCGTCCAATAATCCCCGGCATCCTCTCTGATTTCGGCCTTATAGCTTACAGAAGCCGTGAACCCCTCGTACTCGATCTCGAAGCCCTTATTTTCTCCGTCACAATGGTAGGTAATGTAGTTGGCGATCTCCTTTGCGAATTGATTGTAAGTGGTGGTGTTCATTGCTATTATATCTTTGGTTTGTTTTTCTGAATGCAAATATAACTCAAAATATAATACCCACCAAATAAAAAGACAAAAAAATTATATCTTCAGTATTTTTTTACCTCATTTATTATAACTACATGGAAATTTACTACCTTTGTGCGTAGTTAGCAACCATTAAACTATTGGTATATGTCGAAATTTCGTATATTGGAATTATGCAAGCAAAAGGGCATAACCCAAAAAGATTTGGCCGAAACTATCGGTATGACGCCCGTAGGTTTAGCGAAAGCCGCCAACGGTAACCCCACATTTGAAACCCTTGAAAAGATCGCCGCCGGTTTGGGCGTATCGGTTCCGGAGCTATTCGCCCCTCAACCGACGAACACGATCACCTGCCCGAAATGCGGGACGGTGCTGGAGGTAAAGGAGAGGGAATAATAGTCGCTGTTATGGGAAAGAAAACAGATCGGATAGACACCCAAAGCCTCAACAAAGCGCACGCCCTTTTCGAAAGCGGCGATATAGACCGTATCGAGGTGGGAACGGTCAAAGGGTTGCAAGATATACACCGGTATTTATTTGGCGGGCTGTATGACTTTGCGGGAAAGATTCGGACGCTGAATATATCAAAAGGCGGTTTCCGCTTTGCAAATGCCTTGTATTTGGACGCTATTCTGCCGGTGATAGAGAGTATGCCAGAAACGACGTTCGAAGAAATAATCGCTAAATACGTCGAAATGAATATCGCCCATCCATTTATGGAGGGGAACGGACGGGCCACCCGAATATGGCTCGATATGATTTTGAAAAAGCGTATTCGGCGGGTGGTGGATTGGCGTAAGGTGGACAAGGATTTATATTTGCAAGCTATGGAGCGCAGCCCGATAAACGATCTGGAGCTACGCACGCTGCTCGGCAGTGCATTGACCGACCGCACGGAGGATCGGGAGGTCATTTTCAAAGGAATCGAACAGTCTTACTATTACGAAGGTTACGAGGCATAACCAAACTGCCCGTATTTCGTATTGGCTTTGCATTTGGCTGCATTTCATTCCTCGGACATAGAAAGTATCGGCCGCACGAAGAAAAGCCGTAAAATCAAAAAAGGGGATTGCACGCCCTCTGTGTAATTTAGGGCGTATAAATCAATTAGCTACAGGGGTCGGAATCAGATTCCGATCGTTGGTGGCGTCCATTTGGCGGACGTCATCATCATCACTATAAGCACTGTTCCTCAAAAGGAACACTACTTTGCCGGGCAAAGAAGTGCGTCGGTTAGGCGTGGGGTTGTTGCTATCCATCCCACCCAAGAGGCGAAATGCAGTAAAAACGGAATGATCGACGGAAATAAGATGCGCCCCGCCGATCATTCCAACTAAAATAACACGATATGACAAAGGTGCTGCACTGAGGCACATTATGCAAATAATCGTATTAAAAATTCGTCAGTAATGCAGCATTTTTCTCTCGTTCCTCTCGTTCGAAGCTGGCAAGGTAATTTTCCGTCGTCTTCAGGTCTTGGTGGCCGAGGCTTTCCGATATGTAGGCGATATTCGCCCCTGAACGCTTCAATACCGTAGCGAACGAATGCCGGGCGGCATAGGTAGTAATCTTCCCAACCCCGATAGCCTCCCCGATTCGTTTCATTCGAAGGTTTATTTTGGTTATAAATTCCCGCGAAACGAGCTTTGCGCGAAACGCATCCTCCTTACCTGTCAAAATCGGGAAAATATAGTTGTCTGCCTTTGGCGGATTGCCCCAGCGGTCAATAACGGCCTGCATCGGAGGGGTGACAATGGCCCGTATCGTTTTTTCCTCCCGGCTTGTACGCTCAGTCTTTTGACGGGTGAAGCAAATTTCGCCGTTTTCAATATTTTTGAACTTCAGCCTAATAAAGTCGGCGACGTTGATTCCATTACACAAGTAGAGGAACAGCCAATAATCCCGGTATTTGGCCGTTGTTTCGGTGCCATCATCATAACGGGATATTTGCCCTATTTGCTCCAAAGTGAGGGCCAATTTTCGACCGTGACCGTTTTTTATTTCATATTTTCCCTTATTGAACGGATCATCCACTGGACGAATGATCCCACAGTGTTTCGCTTCGCTTATTATAGCTCTAAGGGTTCGCATCGTAATGGAAATACTTGTCGTGTTACGCCCGATCTCTCGCTGGTGGTTCTCATATTCCTGCAACCATTTAGGCGTTACATCGGAAAACGGGATCGATTTCCCGGCAAACCGTTCTATGGAGTTTAATGTCGTCTTATATACCCACATCGTACCGACCCGTTCCGCTTGCTTCAGCCGTTCGATTTTGGCTTCGAAAGCCGTGTTTATCGTTCCGGCTGTTGCCCCATTCAACCGCATATTGAGTGTATAAAACGAAAAGTTTCCCGCATCGGTCAAATCCCGCACGAAGTCGCGCACGATATTGAATCGGGCTTCTATTTCCTCCCGAACTTGAACCAGCGACCGCAGCTTCGTAGTAGGCAGTTTGCGCCACTCCTCGACGGATAGTGTCTTGCTGGTGGTGTAATACTTCTGTTTGCGGGCGAATCCGACCTGTACTTTTACGGGATATTTCCCGTCTGCTTTGGGGCGTCTGGTGTCTAATACAGTGAACACCGAAACCGAATCTTTTGTGTATTTGAACATAGGTCAAAATTTGCATACATTGCACATACTATTTGCATACAAATTTACTAAAATAATCCGAAAATAAAAAAACAATAATTCGATCTTTAGGGAATTATTCACTGATAACCAGCATTTTTATATGAAATATAAAAATAGGGTAAAACCGATAAAATACTATATATTATTGCCTCGAAATTCTTCATACAACTACGATTCTACGGTCAGCGAATAGATGCCGTTGATTTCGGTGATAACCGGAAGTGACAGCGACTGTGCTTTCGTGAACTCTACGCCGTTAGAGTTGTCGGTTTCGCCCTTGCCCCACTGTGAAATGCGGATGCGTCCGTAGTTAGAGTAGGTGACACCCGGCTCTTGCCGCAGCTCGTTGTCGGCATAGGCGTTCTTGATGACGCCCAGTTTGCCCGCAGGTACGAACACGAGGTTCTTGTCGTTCCACGGCGAATACTCCGTAAGTTTACCGTTATCCTGAATACGGGTCATGCGGCGGATGACTTCGAATGTCGGGAATCCGTTCGAACGCATAAACTCGTTCAGGTTCGCCAGCAACAGCGGTGTGGACGACTTGTCACTACCGAATACCGCCAACTTCATCTTCTTGTTGCGGAGGATATACGACAGGCGTTTCTGCGAGAGCAGAATGCGGTCGAACGTAACTTTGTCCTGTGCAGCATCGAGGATGGCTTGAATATCCTCCAGCGTATCGACCGTATCTTTATTGCCATCCGTCCATAACGTTTTCGCGGTGGCAATGTTCTCGCTCGGCATTTTGTAGTCGATCGTACCGCGCACACCACCCTCTGGGTTATTGGACGCGTCAAACGTGAATACGCCTTTGTTCGACAATGCTCCGAGGAAGATGATGTCCAGTTTCGATTGCACGGAGTTCACGACCTTCGTAACATTGTTCCACATCAGATTGATGAGCTGCTGTGTCTTGGCCGAATCGGACAGCATCCGCGAATCGAGAATCTGCAACACCTTACGATACTCTTCGATAGGCATCGAATAAGACATCTGGTGGGTTAATACCTTCTGCTTGATCGTTTCCAGTCCCTCGGTTCCCATGATAGGCTCCTTACCTTTGGAGTCGAGCGTTGCAGCGGCGACGCTCAAATTGTACGAGCCGATCAACTCCTCGAAGTTCAGTCCGACGGTGGGGGTGTCCCAGTCGAGGAATCGCTCGTAAATATTTTGGTCGAATAGCCGCTTACGCAGTTCAGAGGCGGCATCGATGCGAATCTGCACCTGTTTAGTCAGTTCGCCGAAAATGGATGAATAAAATACTTCGTTCATTGTTTACCTCCTCTTTTACTGTCGTACATACTTGATTTCGGGGTTGTTCTTCAGGCTGTAACCCTGAAGCCATGCAGCAGGGACGGGATAGGCTACATCCTTGAGGATGATACCTGCATATCCGGCCGATACGGTCTGGAATCCGTTATTGGCGGAATAGACCATGTCGGTTTCGACAACTGCATCAGGCAGATTGTCGTCCGAGAGGACATCTACGCCTTCAGTCGCACCCGTTACGGCCGCTGCGAACGTGATCACATCGTAATCTGCATTTTTGGTATCAATGCTTTTTACGGTCGAATTTGACTCGCCGACCTTAACCGCATCTCCTACTTGGAGCATGGAACCCTTCTTGACATGTGGAGCAGTGGTTGTGCCGCCCGACAGAACACGTGCACTCTTGCATATGGAACATTCCATGTTGTCGAAGTCGAGCTTGATCGGCGTACCTTTGGGAATCTTTGTCCCTTCGGGATAGGTTCCCTTCAGTTTGAAGTCCCCCGGCAATACGGCGAACTCACCGCGCCAGAATATGGGGAAACCGCCCTTTACTTTTGTTTTTTCAAATACGATTGCCATGATTTTACGTTTTGGTTACTCTTTGTCCGGAAGTGTTTCAGCCCACGCCTTTGCGAGTTCTTTGCCCTGCGCTTCGGGCGTGGACATCGGGAATCCCGAACCTTTCCCTTCCAGCCCTGCGGTAACCAGATTTTTCTGCACGTTTGCGAGGTAGTCGCCGATCGTTTTTTCATCTGCATCGTCGGCGATGACGAATCCCTCTTTCATGCGCCACTCCGGAATACCGAGTTCTTTTGCCTTTGCGGAGATGAGATTGGCCCGGTCGTTCTTGGCCTTTTCAGCTTTCAGAGTATCGCTCTCCGCTTTGATGGCGTTGTAACGCTCCTCCTGTTGCTTCTTGTAGGCTTTGAACCACGCAGGTTCCTCATCGTCGGGTTCGTTTTTTTTGCCCTGCCCGCCCCCATTTGCAGGAGATGCCTCACTCTTTGCCTTGAGTTCGTCATACAGTCCTTTCAGTGCGTTGTACTCGGTGCGTGCACGATCAGCGTCAGACTGGAAAACTTTAAGGAAAGGTTCGACCCCGCTGACTGCGGTTTCAATTTGCGATTCATCGGTGACGGATTTTTCCAAAATGGAGGCTACTCCGTCGAGAGCCTTCGCTCCGAACCCCAAATTAGAATACTTGGTTTTCAGCGCTACGAGAATTTTCTCTTTCATGTTTTTTCGTTCTATATGGTTTCGAATAAATCATCATATTCGCACAAAAAAGGTCTGTCAGCCGACGCCAACAGACCCACTAACAATTACATGAAGGTTATATCGTTCTGCAACTGGTGGGCTGCGACTTCACAGCCTCTGCGACAAAAGTCAGTATGTTCGGCACATTATGCAAATTATTTTAAGGAAAAATTCGTTAAAAAAAGAGGAGAGCAATTCTCACTGTCGGAAAATAGCTTTATTGAAATGATTCATTCCAAAAAGTGCGAAAAATAGTGCAAGAAGGAGAGGTATCCCGCAATGGGAAATTAGATTGGGTTTGTGTCTAAATTGTGTGCCCGACTAAAAACAAACCAGTCACCTACAGGGCTGTAAGTGACTGGTTTTCTGTGTGGTGCCACCGGGAATCGAACCAGGGACACAAGGATTTTCAGTCCTTTGCTCTACCAACTGAGCTATGGCACCATCATCGACTGAAACTCGTGTGGGTTTCGAATCGTGGTGCAAAGATAGATATTATTTCCTGAAAACCAAAAAAACGACCGAATATTTTCCATCTCAGACTTTCATTTCAGGAACGGCAGGCCGGAATATCGGAAAATTTTTTCGGCCAGGATACCGGAAATTCAGGATTTTGGTTATTTTTGTAAAAACTGTAAAGATTATGAAAACAAGCAGTTTGATGATGTGTGCGCTGGTTGCATTGACAGCCTGCGGTACCGGAGTGAAGCAGAGTGTCCGTACGCCCGTCGAAATGGGCGAGCGGATCGAATTGAAGACGCCGGATCCCAAGATGGGACTGACTATCAACGAAGCGCTTGCGGCGCGCAGCTCGTCGCGCGACTTTTCTCCGGAGATGCTCTCTCTGGAGGAACTTTCGGGTGTACTGTGGGCTGCTGCCGGGGTAAACCGGGAGGATGGGCATCTTACCGCGCCTTCGGCTATGGCGCTCTATCCCATTCGGGTCTATGCTTTCCTGCCTGAAGGTGTGTATCGTTACGATTCGAAAGCGAATGTATTGAATCGGGTCATCGAAGGAGATCGTCGGGAGCTTACCGCGATGCAGGATTTCGCTTACACTGCGCCGCTCAATTTGGTGTATGTGGCCGATTACAGCGTTTATGCGGACCGGAATCAGCCGGTGGACCGCATCCGTTTCTGGTGCGCGGCCGATGCGGGCGGATATACGGAGAACGTGAACCTTTATGCCGCCGGAAACGGTCTGAAGGCCATTACACGGGGCAGCTTCAAGGAAGAGGCGCTGTTGGAGTTGCTGGGGCTCGATCCCGCACAATACGGTGTGATTCTCGCCCAGACGGTTGGCCGGTAG